GGCGAGCGACACGCTCTACATCCCGCGTCGGACCGCCGGCAACACCGCGTATCACACCGGTGCCAACAGCGAGACGACCGTGACGGACATGGCGACCGACAACGTCCTGCTCTCCAGCAAGGAAGTCAGGGTCGGCACCCGCGTTCCGAACCAGCTGATCGACGACTCGGCCATCGACCTGGCCGGGCTGGTTGCTCAGGAGTTCGCCCTGGCGATCGCCCTGCGGATCGACGAGGACGGTTTCATCGGGACCGGGGCTTCCACCTACGGCGGCATCCGCGGCATCCAGTGGAAGTTCGAGAACGAGACGCTCACCGCTGGCATCAACGACTCCAGCCAGACGGCGGTCACTGCCCTGAGTATCGACGACTTTGCGGCGACCATCGCGAAGCTGCCGACCTACGCTTCGCAGAGCCCGACCTGCGGCTGGTACTGCACCCCGCAGATGCACGCCCTGGCGATGCAGTCGCTGGCCCTCGGCGGCAACGGTGCCATGGCCAACGAGATCGTGGACGGCGTCCGTCGGCCGCAGTTCATGGGCTGGCCGGTGTTCTTCAACAACGTCATGCGGAAGACCGCCGCCGCTACCCAGTGCGTGGCTCTCTTCGGCGATTTGAAGCGGTCGAGCCACTTCGCCCTCCGTCGGCAGGTTGCCGTGCGGGCGAGCACCGACCGGTACATCGAGTTCGACCAGACGTACTTCCAGGCCACCGTGTCCTACGACGCGGTGACCTCGGACGTTGGCGACGCCAGCAACGCCGGTCCGGTCGTGGCCCTCATCCTCTGACCCAAGCACCACAAGGAACCCTGAACCGTGAACCATCTCGCCAACTCTCGTTCCGTGGTCGCCCTGACGGACGCTACGGGTCTCGCTTCGGCCAGCACGCTGACCGTGGCGGTCGATTGCCTCGGCTACGACTCGCTGTCGGTGGACGTGGGCTACCGCTCGATCGCCAACACGGCGGCTCCGAGCGTGGTCTCGCTGAAGCACAGCGACACGGACGGCAGCTACGGCACGATCGCCAGCCTGATCCAGAACACGGACTACACGCTGGCTGGCGTCGGCAACACGGCGACGGTCAACGTCAGCCGGTTCGAGGTCAGCACGAAGAGCCTCAAGCGTTACGTGCAGGTCTCGGTCACGCCGAGTTCGTCTGCGACGAGCAACGCGAGCAACAACACGGTGGTGGTGGCGGCCCGCCTGGGTCGCGGCGAGTCTGGCGTCGATTCGGCGTCGGACGCGAACGTCACCAACCGCGTGGTCCTGGGCTGAGTAGTTCGACAACTCGAAGGAGGTTGCCGTGGGCGCGGCTGCTTCACCCATCGCCGGCATCAAGCCGGCTGTGTTGAATACTGGCTCGGGGCCGGTTCGCGTGCATTGCGCGATGTCGGTTCCGAGGCTTGGCTGGCAGGACCACATGTTCTGCTGGCCGAGAGGGCTCATCCCTTACGGCGTCGCACCCGTGCGGCTGGAAGGGGCTTTTTGGGGCCAGTGCCTCGAGCGTGTCCTCACGGACATGATCGAGAACGACCCGGAGCCTGACGGCCCCCCGCTGTGGATCCTGACGCTCGACTACGATTCCATTTTCCAGCCCGATGCGCTACCTCGCCTGCTGACCTACGCTTCGGCGTCGGACTACGACGTGGTGGCTGCGGTGCAGATGAAGCGGCGGCACGATGAGCCGCTGTTCACGATGATGAGCGAGGACGGCACTCGGGCCGGGAGCATCGGCCGAGACCAGCTCATCTACCACAACATCATGCCGGTGAACACGGCTCACTTCGGGTTCACGCTCCTGCGGGCGTCGGCCCTGAAGAAGCTGCAGCACCCGTGGTTCTTCGGCAGGCCAAACGCCGATGGCCGGTGGGACGACGGCCGGATCGACGACGACATTCACTTCTGGATCGAGGCTCAGAAGGCCGGACTGAAGTTGGGCGTCTGCCCTCGGGTGGCTCTCGGTCATGCCGAGGTCTGGTTTAAGTGGCCCGACCAGAACATGCAGCCGTTGCTCCAGCATCCTGGGGATTTCTGGGATCGAGGCGGGCAACCCCCTGACAAGGTGTGGCAATGAGCAGCACGCAATACCCGACGGTCTCAGTGCGGATCACTCGACCGGTCCGCACGTACAAGACGGGTCAGGTCGTGGACGTGACCGGCGGCCTGGCGGACATGCTGGTGCGTTCTGGCTACGCCGTCCGCAACGAGCAGCCGCAGATCCGCTTCGCCGTGGCCGACGGGCCGCAGGAGGTCGAGCGAGCCGAGGCACCCTACGCCAAGGCTGGGAGGCGACGCCGTGCGGGCAAGTAGCAACTACCGGTCGCTCATCGTTGCGACCGCGAGCGGGACGGGTGACCGGCCCGTGTCGGTGGCCGAGGCCAAGGAGCATCTGCGGATCGTCGACATGACGACCGACGATGACTACATCGGCATGCTGATCGACACGGCGACCGCCTGGTGCGAGGACTACTGCGACCGCACCTTCGCCCACAAACATTACACCGTGGCGTTCGATGATTTCCCAAGCCTCCGCATCGCGCTTCCGCGCCCGCCGGTGCAGCTGGCTTCGGTTGCCACGAACGCCACGGTGACTATTTCCTACGTGGACCAAGGTGGCACCACGCAGACACTCACGTGGGCGCAGTCTGGAACGCAGCAGTTCCGCCTAGACCGCGACCACGTTCCTGCCCTTCTGTACCCGCTGTACTTGGAGAACTGGCCCAACGTGCGGCTGGACGACAAGGCCGTTCAGGTGACATACCTCGCCGGCTACGGCGGGGCAGCGAACGTGCCGACTCCGGCGAAGCACGCCATCAAGATGTTGGTCGGTCACTGGTACGCGAACCGGGAGGCCGTGGGCAGCGTGGGCCGTGAACTGGAAATGGCCGTATCGGCCCTGCTGGCCAACCTCCGCTGGAGGCAGTACGCATGAGTCTCGAGGGACGGATCGCGATCGACGTGGGCTACACGGATTCGGCGACGAGCACAGCGGTGCAGAGCGTCCAGCGGATCGCGTTGACGAGCACGGACGCCTACACGGCTGGCAAGGTGGTGGTTGTCGCTGGCACCTGCGGCACGGCCTCTGTGGCGATTGCTGTGGCCCCCAGCACGTACCGGGACGCGGACGGATCGCTCGTCACGCTCGCGACAGTGGACCGGTTCGCCTTCGCTGCCTCGGCTGCGGCCCGCTGTGCTGAGGCGTCCGGGTCGGGGGCGGCGATCAGTTCCGCGAGCCGTGTTGCGTTGTCGGATGCCCGTGGCGGCGGCACGGCGGGCTTCAACGTCTCGGCGTACTCGGGGACGGCGAGCTTTACGCTGGTGGTCGTTGGCACATGAAGACTGGCACGCTCAACCGGCTGGCGACGATCCAGACTCCGACGGAGTCGGCCAACGCCATCGGCGAGCCGATCCTTTCGTGGGCCACGTTCGCTACTCGGTGGGTGGGCATCATGCCGCTGTCGGGATCGGAGAGCGTGTCTGCCATGGCGACCGGCTCCGACGTAACCCACAAGGTGATGCTGCACTACACGCCGGGGCTCAAGGCCAAGATGCGGCTCGTCTGCGAAAGCCGCACGTTTGAGATCACTAGCGTGGTCGAGCGAGGCTACCGGGCCGAGCACGAGCTGCTGGTGGCGGAGGTGACGGACTGATGGCCTTCCAAGTCAGCGCAAGTGCGTCGGACATCCAAGACGTTCTCAAGCGTTTTGATGGGCTGCGGATTGGCGTCCAGAAGAAGTACCTAGGGGCGAGCGTCAAGAAGGTCACCAAGCCGTACATCCCCGAGGTGAAAGCCCTGGTTGCCAAGGGTCCGACGGGCAACCTGAAGCGGTCGGTTGGCGTGCTCACGGAGGCCAAGGTCCGCGGCAAGACCCAGACAGCCGTGCTCGGTTTCCGCCGTGGCGAGAAGTTCAAGAAGGGCGGGCTCGGCTACCACGCCTGGTGGATCGAGAACGGCGTGAAGGTCCGCAAGCCGAAGAACGCATCCATGCTGCGGGTGCCCATGACGATGGCCAAGAAGTACCCGTATCTCATGGGCAAGGTGGCTCTGATCGGGGCGGAAGGCGGCGGGGCTGCGTACTTCCCTGAGGTGGCTGCCGTCCCCGGCACGGGCAAGTTCGGCCAGTGGGCGGACAGGACGCTGCCGCGGATCAGGGACGAACTGATTCAGGAACTCGGCCGGGCGGTGGCGAAGGCTGAAGCCGAGAACGCCCGCCGCGATGCCAAGGGGAAGTAATGCCAGCCACGACGTTCATCGACGAATCCCTCATGCAGCTGCTGTCGGTCTCAGCCGACATCGCAGCGTCCGTGGGCTCGCGGATCTACGCCGTCCAGGCTCCGCAGGGGACGGCGATGCCTTGCCTGGTGATCGATCGCCAGGACGCCAGCCGTGGGCCGTACATGCACATGACCGGCATGACTGGGATCACTCGGACGACGTACACGGTGTCGTGCATTTCGACCCGTCTGGTGGACTGCCGCAACCTCGGCCGAGCGGTGCGGTCAGCCTTACAATTCAAGCGGACGGCGGCGGTTCGGCTCGTTACGGTCAAGGACGAAAACGACCAGCAAGAGCCCGCCAACCCCGGCGACCAGACGCCAATTTACCGGACGGACCTGACAGTCGAGATCACCCACTCGGAGAGTTGAACATGGCTGCTGACATCGGACAGGGCACCTACGTTTCGTTCGGCACCGCGCTGCACACCGCGACCGGCTACAAGATCACCGGCGTCAACCACAGCGGCATTGCGAGGGCCGTGGCCGATGCGACGCACATGCAGTCCACGGTCAAGGAGTTCGTCGCCTCTGCCATTTACGACCCAGGCGAACTGTCGGTCGAGGTGCTGCACGACCCTGCCGTGAAGCCCGTCGCCGACCTGGCGAACGTTGCCACCAATCAGGTGGTAAGCGTGTACTGGGCCAACGGTGGCACGGCCGTGACGCTGTGGTCGGCGTTCGGCTACATGACCGGTTACGAGGCTGGTGCCCAGATGGAAGACATGCAGTCGGGCTCCGTGACGATCAAGCTCTCGGGTGCCCTTGGTTGATTGGTGTGACGCAGGGAGGCGCGCATGGCTCTG